ATTGAAATCAGGCGCAGTAATCACTTCAACTGATCCAAATGCCAGCGTGAAACTGCTTACGCTTGATACCTCGACTGCTCAACAGTATCCAGAAATTAGTGCTGAAATTGTCAAACAGATCCAAACCATGATGGGTATGAATCCTGGACAAGCTCTTGGTGCAATCGGTGACTCAAAGACCGGTATTGGCGCCCAGGCTCAGAAGCAGGGTCTTGATGACGCTATTCAACAGATTACGACTATTATCGAAGAGTTTTTGTGCCAGTACGTTATCTCTGGTCTCGACTTGATCCTTTGTGAGCAAGAGGGCGAACTGGTCATTTACGTTGATGACGCTACCAAAAAGACCATTGAGCTTATGAATCTTCCTGAGCCACCATTCCCTGACCCGTTGAACCCTAACACTCTGAAAATCGATGCCGGTCAACTTTATGACTACATTAAAAAAATCTACGTCACTGTCGACACTACTATGAGCAAACAAGAGTGGAGCGATCAGAAGCGTGGTGACCTTCAAGATCAAGTTACCGTACTGTCTCAAACAACCGATCCTAACGATCCAGGTGCAGTCGCTAAGAAGAACATTGTTCAGGACAAACTGCTCAATGAAACGGCTCCAGAGTTGGCTCCAGCGCTTGACTCTATCCCTGCAACACCACCGGCTCAACCACAAGCGGAGTTGACACAACCTGTTCAATAAGTAAAATAAGGAGTTAGAATGACCATACCAGGACAGACAGAAGAAGACGCATACCTAGTCAGCTCAACAGTTGACGAGTTTGCTGTTGCCGATGCCGAGATTCTTGATGAACTCGATGGCGATGATGCGGACGAATTAGAAACCGATCAGGTAGTAAATTCTAGCATTATTAAAGAGATCGAAGATTATTGCAAAACAGCTATTGCTGAAAGCAATTCTTTTGATGTTCTCAACCTTCCTACCAATGCGACCCCTGAACAAAAAGTAGCTGTATTTGACGAGATGTTTAACTATAAGGGTATAGTTCATCATTTGCGACAAATTCAGACTATAATCAATAATAAGATAAAGGAGAATTAACATGGCAGTTGACGACGACGATTTTGGAAAACAATTAGCAGACGCATTTAGTGCTGACCTGGATAGCCATGAAGCTACTCCAAATGGTGAGGCTACCGGTGCGCCTGACGCTCCAAAAGATCCGGCTAAGGTTACACCACCAGCACCTAACGTGGAGGAGCCTAAAAAAGATGAGCCAGTCATTCCAGCGGATCCGAACAAAAAAGATGAAGAGCCAGTCACACCCCCAGCAGATCCAACGAAACCACCGGAAGGCGACGCTGCGGCGCCAAAAGCTCCAGAAACGCCACCGGCGCCAGAAGAACCAGTTGCCCCCCAGCCCTTGACTCGTGATGACGTTGCAGACGTTATCCGCAATATGCGTAACGAAGATCGTATTTCAACCACAGCTGTTGCAGATGCTACCAAGGACGTACTTGAGGCTTACTACCCAGGCGGACTGTCAAACACATTAATTGACCAGGCTAGCGGTAAAGAGCTGAAAACACCTCAAGATGTTGTCGACGCTTCAGGCGGCACGATGAAGATGGAAGACGCAGCTCAGTGGCTTATGAACGAGCAGTATGCGCTTGACCAGAACATCGCCAAGATTCGTTCTGACGCTCAAGGTGTCGCTGAAACGACACTGACCTTCCGAAATAACGGTACGGCTGCCGTTGAAAAATACGAGCCATTATTCAAGGCTTACCCAAAGCTCCAGGCAAAAGTGTTCGATAAGATGATGAAATTTGTCAAAGCTGACGAGAAAAAAGGTGTCATTCTATCCGCTCCGGATCCAATGGAATTCTATGATGATTATCTCGAGCCTTACCAACAGGCTTATGAGTTCAGCACCAAACAGTCTGCAACCAACCCTGTGACCCCTCCTGCTAATCCAGCAGCCCCAGTAGCACCTCCAACGCCAGGATTGAACGATCGCCTGGACGAGAACGGTGACGGTGGCTCAGGAGCCGGTGAGGTTGACAATCCGAACGACTTTGCTCAGCAAGTGAAAAAAGAATTAGCGAAACCATTTTAAGGAGGAATAGATCATGGATAATACAACTACTATCGAAGAACCAAAGGGAATTCCCTTTTTCAGCGTTCAAACTCGTGAGACTCACTGGTGCAAACTAGAGCCTACGATTTCGGCTTATATCAACAGTTCAGACATGGGTATCAACGCGTCACGCGACCAGAACTTTGGTTGGCGCTTAGCCCCTGAGTGGGTTCACAAGGTTCGCGCCTTCAAGCGTAACCGCCAGCAAATGTCAATTTTGACTGCTGCTAATCAGGGTCAGAAGCCGACTACCGTGAATATTCTTTACTACATGTACGGTGAAGAATTGGCTGAATATTACGGTCAGCTAGAAGACAACGAGAATCCTTACGAGGAAGAATATCTAGCTATGATCGCTCAGGGTTCAAGCCGCCAAGAGGCTGCTACTCAAACAGGTATGCCATTAGCGCTTGCTGACTTCCAGGCTATCGACGAAGATGATCTCGACATGGCTGATCTAATCGACGACATTGCTACCGAAGAAGATGAAGCCCCAGCAGAGCCAACACAGCCTGAAACTCCAGCTGAACCGGCAAAACCTGAGCCTAAGCCAGCCGCTCCAAAAGCAGCTGATAAGCCAGCTACACCGAAGAAAAGCTAACAGTAGCTAGATCCGATTCATATTCTGAATCGTCATCGCCGTCTAAGGAGAGTATGAACTCTCCTTTTTCGTTCCAGTAGATTACCAGCGCAGTACAGAGGTAGCGCAACATATCAGCATCGTGCGAGTTACTGTCGTGTTCAGCACCGATATAGTCACCTGTTTTCGGGTTACGCTTCTTCTTATAGAGACGGATTTTACGGTCAAAGTCACCGGTCAGAGGCTTATTGATAAGCATTTTCGGCAGCCACATTTCAACATAGCCGATACCGATTGTGACGCCCTGACGCTTTAGGATTGAGACATTAGTTATGCCTTCTTTTTGCAATGTCTCGAGACGGCTCTGACCATCGTTCAGGCTCGCCACTGTACCGTCGTGTGGCAGGAAGTGCCACGCGTAGACATAAGGCTTCGCTTTGATCTCGATAGCCATCGCCTTCATATTGGAGCCTTCTTTTTTGATACGATCGATTAGTCGTGGTCGACCTTTGAAGAACTGGAAGAAGCCGACAACCATGCTATCTGATTTACCTAGATCCCAGGCAGTGAAAACTGGGTAGGCAGAATTATAACCGAACGCTCCGATCGAACCGTTTTTGTCCTTGCCAGAAATGATCGCGCCATAGTAGCTATTGCTTGAAGACTGTCCCCAGTCAAGCAGCATTTCTTGGCGGTACTTGAAGTCGTTACCGTTACGCAAAATGTAGCCTTGGCGAATACGCTCAAGTTGCTCATCGTTCATATAGTGAGTAGCGTCGATGTAACAGGTGTAGCGGTTCTCCATCGTTTTGAACTTGAAGTGCATACGGCGCATTGTCTCACCGTTGATACCGTCAATCTTTGGCGTACCCATATAGACCATCTTGCCGCCGTTGGCTTCAACAATCGGAGCTACGACGTTTACGGCTTCAATGAATTGGTCAGCGAATTCGTCGAAGATATACTTTTTACCGTTAGCACCACGAAGCGCCTCTGCATTGCCGGCGCCCAGTACCATAAAAACTGAGCCGTTGATCAGCTCAATACGCATATCATCTTCGGTATTCGACTGGCGAGCGATCAGCTCTTTTGGTATATGCTCAATGGTCTTGAATCCGTCGTTCTCGATATTCGTCCAGAAGTTCCGGAAGCCCATTTTGGCAGTTGGGTATACCAGTACGATAGTTTGCTTTTCACGAACTAGATCAGGTACAACACATTCACTAAAAACAGTCGTAGTTTTACCGCCGCGTCGGGCAATAATCAACAACAATTCAGCGATACTGGGGTCGTTGTAAGCGAGAACAATATCTGTCTGGTAGGGTCGTAGTTTTTGTCTATGAAATGGTATCTGCATAATGCTTGTTGACTTTATACTCCTTGTGGTATTCTTATGATAACAGAAGAAGACGAGGCACATATTAATTTTTGATTTGAAGGAGATACCTCTATGGCATCTGTTTATGGTACAAAAACCAGTTCAATCCTTGATAAGCCCCTAGAGGTCGCCTCTTATGTGGCTCGTCACCTCACCGCCAACGGTGTGGAATGGACTGGTGCAGCAACCGTTCGTCTCTTGAACTACGACATTAGTGGTGGTTCACTCGGTACATATGATGAGACCGCAATTTCACAAACCGTAACTCTCGCTGAGACTGGTAACCAGGACATGACACTGGCTTACAACAAGTACAAGTTCCTTCGTATCCAGGATACGCTTGAGCAAGATACTCCTGTTGCTAACCTTGCAGCTAAGTTCGCACGTTCATGGGTCTACGAAAAGTTTATCCCTGACTTCGACGCTTATTGTTTGGCGAAAATCGTTGCAGCTCGTCCAGCAGCTAACAAGCTCGCTTGGAACTCAACGACCGACAACATTAAGCTCAAGTTCTTCAACACCGTTAGCGTTGTCAAAAAGCGCGGTGGCGCTCCTGGTTCGATGCTTGCCTTCGTACCATTCGGCTTCGCTGACAGCCTCAAAGCTCTTGTTACAACCTTCGATGGTTCGAACATGGGTTACGAAGCTGGACGCAACGGTGTCATGGGTAGCCTTGACGGTGTGGTTGTTGTCGAGACTGACGACTCATACTTCCCAGCGACTTACATCGACGTTCTCGTCGTTGACAAGCGCGCGATCATCAAAGTCACTCCTAAGATGGATCCAGCTACCGGTAAAGGTATGCGCCTTCTGAAAGAGGTCGGTGGTCACGGTGGTTCTGAGCTTCAGCTCCGCGCCCGAGGTGATATGTTCGTATTTGGTCTCAAAGCCAAGGCGATCGCTACACTCGAACGCACAAACTCCTAATCCGAGCTTGTAAAAAGCATAAGAGCGGTATTCATTTACCGCTCTTTTTGTTGTATGATTAAGCTATGCAATCACTACTTTATGTTCCTAGCAGTAATCAGGCAGCAAACGCCTCATTAATGACCGTCCAAACCCTTCGCTCACCTGGCGCCACCACTGCTATCGTGAACACAGTAGCTAACGTCCCAACCAAGTTTTACGGTACTATGGGCGCTCCTCACACCTTCACCGATCCAGTGACCGGAGAAACCATTACCATCATCTCTGAAGCAACCGCCGTTGACGCGGCGTTTAGTGTATCTGGAAGCAATATTATCATTGACGCGATCGCTCCTGGCTACGTTGATACTCGAGGCAGCTTAGTTGGTGATATCATTGTTATCAAACCAGTCACAGAATGGGCGAATAACCTATATAACGTGTTGGCTCAAGCTCACAATGCTGATGGGACTATCAAAAACGCTGCAATCACTTATAACCCTAATATCGTTAATTATGTTGCTTCAGGCGCGATAATTGCTGGTCTTGGATATGGGTCAACCCTGACAGCTTCTCTCAGTGCAGGTGTCTGTTGGATTAACGGTATCCAGCAGACCATTGCAGCAGTAGCTACTCGAACATATACAGCCAGCAAAGACACTTACGTTGATGCTCTTTATAGTTCAACCGGTACGGCAACTATTGTCTACACTGAAGTTGCCAACAACGCAGCTTCACCAGCATTAGCCGCCAACTCGATCCGATTGGGTATTGTTGTCACGGGTGCAGCTAATATTGCAGCCGCTACCTCTATATCGCAAGGCGGTTTTGCTAATATCGTGCCAGTTATTTCTAGCCAGATACTCAAAGGCAACGATACTCTTGGTAATGTTATTTACCCTAAAGGGGCTGCATCGGCTGGGCTTACTACAAACCCATACAAATTTGGTATGTATAGGAACGGCGCATTAGCGCTTACATCTGGCACTCCTACGCAAATGGCTTTTGATACTTTAGAGTTTGATTCTAATAATAATACTACGCTTGGAGCGAGTGCTAAGTTTACTGCACCTATAGCTGGCTACTACCAACTTAATGCCTCTGTGGGTGTTAGTGCCGCAACTCCTACTCGTATGTTTATTTCAATTTACAAGAACGGCTCTGAATTAAAACGCGGTAATGACACTGGAACTACAGTACAAAGCGTTACCGTTTCTGCATTAGTACAATTAGCTGCTGGTGATACTGTAGACGTAAGATACTTCTCTGCGACTGCTGGTGGTAGCGCAAATGGACAGGGAATTACTTACTTTAATGGCTACCTAGTGAGTGCAAGCTAGGGATTCCTATGTGGGGTCTTTTCGCCGTAGCAGATCCGCAAACAGTATTGTCTTCGGGCAATACTATCGCTATATTGGCACTCATCATTGTCACCCTTGCTGGTGTGATAGTATACTTAGCTCGTAAACTTGATGTTCAGGCTAGAGATAGTGCTACCGAGATAAGAGTACTTAATGCTTTACTGTTAGCCGAGACTAAGACTCACGCCGTTGATTACAAAGAAATGGCTAAAAACGATCAAGCAGTTTTGGGTAATACTTCACAGACAATGGCTCTATTTGGTGAGAAAATAGAAGTTGCCAAAGGACGGCGCTAATTATGAGTTTGTTCAAGAAAAAATCACCTGAAAATCTACGCCTTGCTGCCACCTCTGACAGTAGGGTTGAAATTGAACTTCACAAATCGGCGTCCAAAGATGCAAAACAAAAAGCTGATGAGATCAATCAACATCTCAAAGAGCTAGTGATTGAAAACAACTTTACTGTTAAAATATTTGTAGCGGCAGGTGGTCACCTGTCAAGGAATACGAAAAAAAGAAGTGGAACTCAATGATTAGTTTACAAATGTATGTACTTGGATTACTAGTAATCAGCGCCGTTTCAATGTACTTCATTTTAGGAGTATTGGTAAAACAGATACGGCTGCTTCGAGCGCCGTTCGAAGAGGCTGAACAATATGATGAAGCCACCAGGAAGCTCCTGGTGCATTTTAGGTATGTGCTGTTTATTATTTCGTTGACTATAATCATTATGGGTCTTATCCCTATCGGTATTAACCTCGTAACTCTTTTCGTCGACACCAGCCGACCAGATAACGTCAAACCACTTAGCGTCATTTACTCATTCACCGTTCACTTCCAGGCGCTTATGCTATCTTACCTCGTCTCACGTCTCTACCGGCTCGCCAGCAACCAAAAGGACATGACTGATTTCACTCAGCATCACCTTGAGCAAGAGCTAAAAGATGAGAAAAACAAATAGTGGTATAATCAAACCATAACCAAGGAGGAAATCAACCATGTCAGAGGGAATCGATTACAGCTGGGCGCGACCTGGCGGAGCAGCCATCAAAGCAGCAGGGAAGGCGTTTGCCGTCCGTTATCTATATCCTGATGGTCAGGGTGGTAAGGGTCTCGACCCTAGTGAATTAGGCGATCTTCAAGCTCACGGCATTGAAGTTCCAGTAGTTTTTGAGAGTTACGCGTCTCGTGCAAAAGAAGGTCGCGCAGCTGGTTCAGCTGACGCTAAGACTGCACAGACAGCTCTTGAGGCATTAGGTTTGCCAACTGGTATGCCAATTTACTTCGCTGTCGACTACGATGCTCCTGAGAGCGATCAGGGTGCTATTGACGAGTACCTTCGTGGCTGTGCTGATGCCATCGGTGTCGAGCGTGTCGGTGTGTACGCTGGATACTGGGTTGTCAAGCGCTGTTCCGAGAATGGTACAGCTAAATGGCTATGGCAAACCTACGCATGGTCAGGCGGTAACTGGTTCCCAGGCAACCATATTGAGCAATACAAAAACGGCGTAGAGTTGAATGGTGCTGTTGATTTCAACCGCAGCAAGCAAGATAACTATGGTCAGCCTAGCAAATTTGGCGGCGCAAAACCTGTGTCACCAGCCGCTCCAACGCCAGCGCCAGCCGGCAGTAGTACCTACACTGTTGCAAGAGGTGATACCCTCTCTGGTATTGGATCAAAGCTCGGCGTCGACTGGCATACTCTCGCTAGCATTAATGGTCTCGGTTCTCCGTACACTATCTACCCTGGTCAAGTTCTTCGTGTGAATGGTGGCTCTGCCCCAGCTCCGGCTGCTCCTGGTGGCAGCTACACAGTAGCCAGCGGTGATACCTTGAGCGGTATTGCAGCCAAGTTCGGCACTAGCTGGCAGACGCTTCAGTCCCTCAATGGTCTTGCTGATCCTAATAAGATCTACGCCGGTCAGGTACTCAAAGTGCCTGGTGGTGCAGCAGCGGCAGCTCCGGCTAGCCAAAGCTACACAGTTGTTTCTGGTGACACCCTCGGTGGGATCGCTTCAAAGTTTGGTACTTCATGGCAGAGTTTAGCTCAGCTCAATGGTCTGGCTAATCCGAACCTGATTTACCCAGGTCAAGTGCTTAAAGTTAAATAAGGAGAATTTTATGGAATTAGTACAAGCATCGCTGTTCATTCCGCTACTGATCGTAGCCGTAACTCAATTAATAAAAATGACATTTCCACAGATCGTCGGCTGGTTGACTGTTGTAGTTGCCTTGGTCGTCGGAATTGTTGTAGCGCTTGTTGATACCAATATTGGTGTCCAGAACATCACAATCGCACAGGGTATCGTGTACGCGCTAGGCGCAATCGGTCTCTCAACAGTCTTTTCGAAGGCTGGTGGTGGTGCATCAGGTGATGGCACAGGAGTAACACGATAATGCTATACACAATCGCTGTCATAGTAGTCATCGTAGCTGGCTTGCTGTTCATCTTCGGTCGACGATAGACACGTCGCAAAATAAAAAAGCCCTCTCGCAATGATGGGGCTTTTTTATTTGCATAAGTCTCTAAAAATATGCAACTGATGTTCCCAAGAGAATAGCAATTTGGAACGCCGATATTCAGGGAACGATCAATCAGTCACATTATAGCAGTAACAGGGGTGGCTGTCAAGAGTGGTATAATGAGAGGATCAAAGATCGTAAATATTTTTTTGGTAAGAGTGCTTTGGATCGGTTCAAGCTACGGTTCGAACCAACCCCAATTCGTCCGCCACGCTTCCGGAAGCCAAGCGCTTTTTCAAATCTAGCCGCAAAAGCCGGCGAATATTATCACCGATTGCTACCTCGTAAGAAACCTCAATCACGGTCAGCTGCTCGGCGTCGACGATATCGGGGTTAAATGCTAGCAGCCGCGCCTTGCGCTTGCCGGTGATAATCATACCAAATAGAATCTGGCACTTGATTGTCAGCGGTATAGTATCCCAGCTGAGCAACTTATCGTGGCGCTCCTTCATAAATGCCTTACACTCGAGCAGCCAACCACCGTCGATGCCGTCAGGTGAGTAGCCGGCGTTCGGATATACACTGTTGGTTACGAAGCCTGGACGCGCAACTTTGCGTCGATACTTGCGTTCATATTCACGCATACAGGCGATTTCAAGCATGTGTCCGCGACGCGTAGCATCATTACCGTCCCAGTCATACTCACGCGGTAGCGGCTTGCCTTGTAGTAGTCGGATCGACACCGAACCAGTCCAGAGTAAGCGTCGAAGCGCCTTCCATTTTTCAGTTCCCTGTTCAACATCATGCCATATAATCATTGCAATATACCTCGTAATTCATCGCGTATTCCGTGCCAAGTAGTCGGATCGACGCGTTTCGACCATGACCACTCGTGGTGTTTTTTTATGCGCTCTTCTTGCAGTTTTTGATACGGTGCGGTCGGGCTAGCTTTTACTTCAAGACAACCCCAAAACCCTTCCTTCAAAAACATAACATCTTCCCAGCCGTCCGGTATTCCAGGCTGGGGTCGGATCACTAACACTTCGCAGCCAAGGCTTTTGAGTTCCTTGCGTATTTCATTTTGCAAACTTTTTTCGGTCATAATAGATCCATCAGCTCCTCGAGCGTCTGCTCCTGATCGGTTGGCGGTGGAGGTAAATGATCCATCGCAACCTTCAGATTTTCAACTCCGACTGGCTCTATCTCAACTGGCTCCTCAGCGTCGTCAGTCCAGCCAGCACCCCTTAATAATTCTTCAGCTTTGTCGTATTCGTGCTGGAAGCAAATCTCAGCATTACCTTTTTTATACCACGAAACTGGCAAATCATCACGATAACCCCACTCTTCGTGAAAACAAATAACGCAAGTGTGGAGGCATACAGCGGTCAACTCTTTGTCGATTTTAATGAGCGCGCTTTGCAAAATACCCTTCCATTTCTGGAGTCCGGCAGTTGGCATATCTGGCAGCATTTCTTCGATTGTTCGGACGGTAAGCTCTAGGTCAGTCATTATCCTCAAGTCCTTCTGCTAGCATTTCAAGACCCTTGTTGCTTCGGGCAAACCCAAGCAGCCAGAGTGTCGTCATGGCTTTATTTTCAGCGAAGTAAACACCATCTTCGCCCAGTGTGGCGTCGGCTGGTGCTACGGTAATCATCGGGTCATCAACATACACGTCACTACCACCAAGCAGCTGGATAGCCTTTGGTAGCTTACCGTCGATTTGTTCGAACACTAGCTCGATAGCTTTGAACTTACCCTTGCGGACATTCTTGAGTAGGTTCGCAACGATCACTGATTTGACCATCGGCTTATGAACATCTGTCGGCACTTCAATTTTATCCTTGATGGCTTGCTCGATGATCTTCTTATGTTTGAATACGACAGGGATCACCTGGCGCGACATACCGCGCATTTCCTTCAAGGTCTCACGGAGTTTCGCACTAGCCGGATCGTAACTGCTAGCTTTTTTTATTGGATCCTCGATCTTTTCACCCTCTTCAAGCACGTTGGCGCCAGGCTCTTGCTCAGTGGCGTTCGGGTATCGTAGATAAAACTTCGGTACTTTAATTTCAATCTGAGTTACCTGAATACCGTCGGCGCGATCAAACGCTAGTTTGATAGCGGATATGTCGTCGCTGTCGGCACAGACTCGGATCAGCGAGGCGAGCGCTGTATCATCAATAATAGAGTGCTTGTCCTTTTCGAGCTTGCAAAATTCGTACCAATCCATATGCAGCATCTCTTCGAAGCGCGATTTAAGACTAGCCATTATAGTAGCTCGATCAAATTGTCGTAGGTTTTGTCGAGACTATTTTCAGCCATATCCAATTCAACTTCGCTACCATATTTCTGGAACATACCCCAGCGTTGTGTCAGTTCCACTAGCTCTTCTGGATCCTGACTCTCACAAACATAGCGAGTAATCAGTTTGCCGTCCTTGCGAAATGACTCGCGCTTGAAGCCGGTGATTTTAGCACCCTGAGCGATAGCCTTTTTACCGAGAGCAGTATAGCTCCGCTCGTCGCACCATTTTTGGTAGTCGCTCGTAAGGTCTTTGAAGTTGGTGAATCCCCAAACCTCGGTCTGTACCAGCTCCTCGAAGTATGTCTCAGCGGTATTGACCTCTTCGTCGTAATCCTCTTTTGCTTTGAGCGTCTGATCGCTGAAGTCGTAGCTATAACCCTGC